AACTCGTCGCAATAAATCAATGAAAGAGATTTACCACGACCTGTGTTTTCTGTGGTAGTAGTTGCTTGAATGCGAGCACCGTTATCGAATTCGATGGTATTTCTATTATAGCTTATAACGCCTGCTCTAATAAAATCTGGAAGATTTTCATAACCGTAACGATATCGGTTCATGATATCTTGAGCACCTTCATATTTGTGAGCAGCAATTAGAACCTGTGCTTCAGGAACGAATTGCGTGAACCACAAAAGGTATCCGCAGGCACAGGTAGTTTTACCCATCTGTCGAGGTAGCATAGCGATAACATCTTTATGGTTATGATATGCTTCTATTAATCTTACCTGATAATCGTAAGGTTCGAATGCAATCGCTCCTCGTACAGGATGTTGTATTTTTAGAAAATTTCGCATGAAATACAACGGGCCGTCAACCGGATCCATGCATTTTTCTAGATGCTCGACTTCTTCTAGTGTATACTTCTGCGTTTTATGAGCTTTTTTAATTAAAACGCCGTCTAGTGATTTTCCCATAACTTTATTTAATGAAAAAAATAGGCTCCGAAGAGCCTATTTGATTAATTTGAGCGTTTTAAGCGAAAGTCATTCCTGACAAAGTTACGTTGGTTATCGTAACATCATCTTCTGCTGTTCCTAATGCTGCTCTGATTCCGTCTTCGATATTTTCATAAGTACCGTCATAGCTAGTGCTAGCACCAAAACCATCACCAGTATCAGTTTTATTTAGGTGTACTAGTACTACAAAGCCTGTGGCTGTATTTCCAGGAACGCCCACGTAATAAATTTCCGCTAAGGTCTGTAATGCAGTAACAGCTTTGTAAAGATTACTGTTTGCTGCATTAGCAGTTGTTGAAAAATTTATAGTAGCCGAAACGATTTTTAATGCTTGAAGCTTTGGGGTTCCAAAACTTGTGTACGGACCAACTCCGCTGGCACCATCACCTAATAGTTTTCTCGCATTAGTTGTTATGCTAGTTCCGTTAGCTGCATCATAAGCAAATAAGTCTGCCATTATTTCACTCCTTTAGCTTCTGCTAATCTTCTTTGTAATTCTGCACGAATTTGTGCTCTTAAGTCTGTGTTTTCCATAGCCATCGGATTATCGCCTTGTTTATAACTATGTTTGTACATTGTTTGTTGACGTCCTAATCCACCCGACAACTTATTCATCATATAGTCGGTGTCTTTATATTCAGGTTCAGCGTCATCTTCCATACCATTTGCAAAACCTTCTTCTTTGTCCTTCTTCTTTTCCATGTCGTGATCATCCATGTCGTGATCACCATCATTGTCTAAATCACCGTGTGCCTTCGAAACTTCGTCGTCGCCATCGGGCTCCATACGAGGTTCTTCTTTGTCTAGATCAGGCAACATCTTTAAAGGACCTGCATCTAGATTACCTAAGTCGCCGATGCCCGACATTGGAGGTGCTTCGGGTTTGATGCTCATTATGCTTGGTTCAGCACCTAGACTTGGTAAAGGTGGCATAGACGGTTTGTCCATGTCTGGATTTACTTTAGTCACTAACTTCATTAGATCTTCAATGTTGTCCATACCTTGAGCATTTAGATTGATGCTCATGGTAGGAGGGGGTGTATCCGGCTTCTGCGGCATCGATGGCATAGGCGGCATAGGATTATCTCCGCAGCCCATTTCGTTGGTTGTTTGTTCAGGAACAGGTGTATCTATTTCCTGCATCTTAGCTAGTAGTTGGTGAAAATCCATTATTTACTCCCCATGGCGCTTTTAAGGCCGGCCTTATCTTCTTTAGCCTTGGGCAGTTTAAATTCTTGCGGCCCTGTACTTTCTTTTTTTCTTTGTTTAGAAGATTTTTCTAAATCTTTTAAAAAACCTTTATTGAAATCGTCACCAAAATAATCTTTATGTTTAGCATTAGGTGCTTCTTTATATTGGCTGTCAGTCAACAATCCGTCTGGATTGATAATTTCTTTATTTAAAGCTTGTTCGACTTCGCTGGGTTCTCCGCTGCCCCTAACTCTAAAGCAGTCCTCGTCTAAGCCTAACATTTTTAAATCATTAGATATTTCGGGAGCTGTTATAGGATATTCGCAGATGACTTCGAAAATATGCACTTCTGCATTTTTCTTGGTAGGAAAATCCAGTGGTAGTGCTTGAATTGGTGTAGTGTTTAATTTTTCTAACTTAATCACTTTACATCTTTCTAGACTACCTTTAAGGAGGTCTTGAAATGCTTCAGGCAATTCACCAGCAACTTTAATTTTAAAGTTGTAAACTTTTTTGCTTTCTGATAGATATTCTTTGAAAGTTTTCATCATAGTATTATTTATGCTTTTCCGCCTAATTTTTTAAGCAGCTCGTTTCGATCGGTTATTACATAGCCCTGCCCGTTAATAACGTCATTAGGATCTTCGGCTGCATCTTTGTCTATTTTATACTTTTTAAGTTGAAGATCTATAGCTTTTAATTTTTTGTCAATCTTTGCACTTTTAGCATCGATAGCATTTTTCATCATTGTGCCAGCTACTTCAAAAATCCTGCTAGCATACCGTACTTCGACATTCATACCCAGATCCATTAGATCGTCATAAGCATCTTCTGCTTTTCTAGCCAATGCATCTAGATCTTTTTCTTCTAGGGTTTCTAGATCTTTAATCTGCGGTAAATCTTTAGTGATAGCTGCTACGGCCTGATAACTCTTATCAAGATCAGTTACTTCTTCGTGATTAATTTTCTTTTCTTCTGTTTTTTTAGAAGTTTCTTTTTTAGAATCTTCTAGGTTAAACAATTCTTCAAGTTTTTTAGTCATAACGTACTTATCTTCGTTTTTTGCCTTGATGGAAAATGTCACCTTCGTTTACTACCCTAAATTTTATACCTTGTTGCTTGCACCAGGCAGTGGCTGCTTCCCATTTTGCTAAATTTTTTACGTATTGCTCTTGATTATATCGACTTTTACCGACGCTTTCCCGCAGTGTCTGACTCTGCGGCTTTACTTCTACTACTTCTGCGTGTTTACCGCCATTTTTATCTACATATACGATAAAAAAATCAGGAACATAAATCGTGTATTTTCCCGTAAAAGGATCTCGATAAGGAATTTGTATAGATTCGCTAGCCCATTTTTCTACACCTGTGTGTTCATCTAGCATTCTCATAAAAACAAATTCCCAACTGCTACGGGCTAACGGAGTTTTCTTCCCAACATACTTGTCGGGATTTTTCATTTCAAAATGACCTTGTGCAAATTTTGACATTAGGCTGAAATGTTTCTTACCTGAGATTCTTTAACTACCTGGGAAGTTTTAAAACCTAAGGTTGATGTTATTGTTCTGTTGTTGTTCAAAATTTCACCTACTAGGATATTGATCTGAGTTCCTGTCAAGGTTTTCATTTGATCCAACAATTTGAATATAGGTATTCCGTCTAGTTTGGCTTGTTTTAATAAAACTGCTGCCGAAACAGTACCAGCGTCTTTATCAAATCCCCTGGATTCAAAAAATCCGATAGCGGCATCTACTTCCGCTGACAAAAACTCTAACGGTTGCTGCCCGTATGTATCAAAAAATAATTTAGTTGCTTCTGCACTATCTGATACATTAGGTATTGGTAGGTTAGTTTTAATAGTTCTTTCAGTCATATTGTTGGTGGTGTGCTAGTTAGACTTTTTTGTGATGCTTCCGTAGTAGAATTACTGGTTTGATTTTTAGGAAATACTGCACCTATCACTCCTCCTATGGTACTGAGTCCTTGAGGAGAACTGATAATATTAATAGCTTCTTGTTTTAAACCTTCTTTGCTAAGTTGACCAATATTCTTTGCAGTGTTTATGCCTGCTATGGCGGTGCCTAAAAAACCACCAAAACTTCCAAATGCTTTTCCGCTGCCAACAGCTCCAAACACAGATTCTAAACCAGCTAGTACTCCTCCGCCGCCTGTGAGGGTAGCAGTACCGCCACCGGCAACAGTTAATGGTGATGGTAACTTGTCATAGTGCAATGTAGCAAATCCTTTAGGACTACCTTCGCTGACTGTACCGTGCGTATAGTAAACAGCTTCATATTCTAGATTCATAGTGCTGTCTAATGTTTCGGTCGCTGCATAATCTACATTACCATGACTCCAGCTTTTTATTCTAGGGTTTACCAGTGTATAACCGTTAAACCTACTTCGACTCATAGTATAGATACTGATAGATTTAAAGATATCACTGGATTTATTAGCATCTAATCCATATCTAAAATTGTCTAGAGACTCGGCGCCAGAAGGCCTATAGTGTAGGGCTGAATAAGCGGATTGAGGATTGTGTCTATCTTGTACGTATGTTCCGTAGTATATGGCCCATAATGCATTTACTATTCCTTGAGTGTCGTCGTGGAATGTTATGTTAACTGGCTCGTAATTAATTTGTTTGTATAATAATTTTTTTCTATTATATTGATTTTTAGTTTCTGTATCAAAATTAAACTTAGGAAGATCGGCAGATTTTACCAGTACTCCTAATTCTTCAGTGTGTCGGTTAGTAAACGCTGGTGCTTGAAAACTTGTTTTGTCTATTTCAAATTGCACATAAAATAAGAATTTTGTTCGAGGGCTAAGTCTAAACGTATTGTCAATGAATATTCGAGTGGCGTGTTGCCAGTTGCCCATTATTCCTTTTGGAGCCAAGAGGCCGTTAACAAAATTTCCTGCGAAATTATTTGGACCGTCGCCTGTGAGATATCTTATGAATTTATTAGCCATACAATATTTATGTCATAAAAAAAGCCCGGAATCTCCGGGCTTTTGCTGATTTAGATATTTTATAAAGTAAATATCTGCGAACCGCCGGTGGCTGCTGCGGTAGCTGTTTGTCTTGCTATTGCTGTTCCTACACCTGTTCCTCTTGGTGTTTGGATTAAATTATCAAAGCGGATAGTTAATGCGATCTGTGCAGCTTCATTGGTACCATAATTTAGATCACCGTAATCTGCATTTTGTAAGAAGCATCCGTACAGTTCAAAAGTTTCTAAAATAGAAGGTTCGTTGGCTCCGTTGCCACCGTCTAAAATTTCAACTTTAGTTGTAAATTTATAGTCGATACCAGAGCGTGCCGAAGACTGTTCAAAGAAGTCAAACTGTTTCTGGATCTGCTGACCAACCAACTTGATAACGTTATTGCTTGCATCATCTCTGACGTTGATTGTAACAGGTTCCAGCGTATACTTTCCTGCCATATAGACTTTCGAGTTATACACAGGTAATTCGATTTCTTCAAATCCTACCTTTGGACGACTTATGTCTACTACTTGCTTAGTTAATTCAGTACTTGCTGTTGTGCCAAATCCCAGAAATAATACTCTAAAGCGATATTTCAGCTTAGGCATTAGCAGACCCTGGTTACTACCAGGACCTGCAGTCTGAATTGACATATTGTTTAATGTTGTGATTGCCATATTCTATGCTCCGATATTGTATTTATCTATTAAATCTCACCAGTATTCTTGATACGCAGTGGGATGTAGATGAATTCAACAGCCTTAACTGGTTCAATAGCAATGTCTACCCATAGTTCATTGCGATCGATTCTAGAATCGGTATTGTTAGACTCATCACAAACAACAGCAAAGTCGTATAATGCTCTCAAACTTACCAATTCGAGTAATAAACTCTCACAGGCCTGTTTGATTTCATCTCTAGTGATTTTGTCGTTTGGTTCAAATATGTATGGACGAGCTAATTTGTTCAACTGGCTACGTAGATACACTACTAAACGTGCTACATTGATTCTGTCTAGTGCAGAAGCGTTTCTTGCACGAGTTTTTTGACCGTATGCAACATGACCTACACCTACGAAGAATGGAATCGGATTGATTTTTAAATCGTAAAGTGTATCTCGTTGACCTTCATTAAGTGCAACTGTTTGGAATTCTCCTGTGGCCGCATCAATGTATCCTACGCTGGTTGCATTAGTAATGCCGCCTCTTCTTGTACCTGCTGGTGCAAACCAAGGATAGCTAACAGCATCGCTTAGAGCGATAGTTCTTAGCATCATATGACTTGCTGGTACAACAGCATTAGCTCCGCTTAGATCTGTAGTAAATCCATTTGGATAGTAGACTGCACAATATTCGTCATAGGTAACAATACCATCGTCGCCGTTGTCAGTTACTAGAGCTGCATTAGTACCCCAATTTGTTAAGGTAGTAGCATCTGATGCTAGGCGTAGTGGAGTGTCCCCAACTACAAATGCAGTAATACCTCTATCAATGTTTAGATTAACCAAGTTGCTTAGAACTTCTGGATATCCTGGGCAAGCCATCAAGTTAAAGTTTCTGCGCTCTTCGTCACGGATCTCTTCGCTGGTATCGATAACACTCTTAAGTGCTGCTACCACAACCTGACGCTGTGCTTTACGTCCAAAGCTGCCAGAACCGTCTTCGTTGTTAGCAGAAGCTGTTACCCAACGATCAGTAGCATATCCTGACATTGATTCGTCGTTGTATCGTCCGTTATCTGCAGCAGTGTCAATATAGCTGTTTTCATAACGCTTAACATTACCGCCACTTCTACGTGTATTGTACAACATCATACCACGTGGATATAGATCTGGATCAGGTGCATCTGGATCTAAATAATTATTTGTTAACAATGCTTTGATAGTGGCCGCAGTATTTCCTGTTGCGCCGCTTGTGCCGTATCTAGCATCTGCGAATAACACGCCTTCTTCAGTTTGTTGATCAGTTTTATCTACTAATTTCCATTCTAAATCTGCTACGGCATCCCAGCGATAGATAGTTGGGAAATTTTCTAGATCAGCTGTGCTGATCCAAAGGTCGCCGTTAACTAATGGTGTGCCATCGCTTTGAGTAGTAGGCTCAGTAGCGCCTACTTGAGGACCATTAGGATCTGAATTAGGATATGCTGTTGCATCTCTATATCCAACCCAAGTTGTACCGTTGTGATACATCATATCAGCATCGCCGAAATCTGGATTATACCATAGTCTTCCGTCTTCTGGTTCATCTAATGGTGCATCACCGCTGGCTGCAAAATCTTCAGCTGCTAATGGTTCCCAATTAGAAGCTACGTATTCTTCAACTGCATCGTCTGGCAATGCATAGAAATTAGCTGTACCTGCGCCTGTATCTAGATTATAGTCAGCAAATAGTAATGCGATTGGAGTTCCGCTGCCGTCAATAAATCTGATCTCACCGCCTTTCTTGTGAACTATTTTTAGTTCATTTTCAGCAGTTACGCTGGCTTCGACGAGATTTGTAATTTGATCACCGTTGGAATCTACACCAAAATCTGCACCATTGATAGCAGTAGCAATTAGTTCAACGTCTGTGGCATCTGCTGTAGCGGTAAACGAAACTGCGACAGAATCTAGTGTAAGACTTCCTGTACGAGATTGTTTCATTGTAAAGCTCTTGCTGCCAGAACTAAATGTTGCGTCGGTAATTACTTCGGAAACAATTTCTGTATTTCCTGTGGCTTTTCTATGGAACACTCTAAATTTAGCCACTGCTGGAGTAGCCGCTGTAGAAGTTTCGTCACTGTTGAATTGTACATAGACATCGTCTTTGGCTAAATTAACACCGCCGCCTGATCTATCTAGATAATAAAGTGCTGCATGACCTGTAGCGTAAAGTGGTGCTGAAATGGCTTGCCACGTTTTAGTTGCAGAGCTCCAACGTTTTACTCTCCAACGTGCTCCGTTAGCCGGCTCAGTGGTCTTGATCCAAGCAGAACCGCTTGGTCTTGGTTCGTCGCTGGCTGTTTTCCATTGAGGAACTGTTGTGTGTGGACTAATTTGAAGTCTTGGAGGATAATACTCTTTGGCACTGTATCCTAGTGCAGTTAATAGAGCAGATCCGCCTGTGCCGGCTTGGATTTCTATGACACCGGTCTGACTTGAATCACCACCTGTATCAAATGTTGCCGAGCCGTCTGAATATATGTAAAGTGCTGAACCAACTCTCTTGGCGCTGATACCTTGTCCGTAAAAAGCAGGATCTGTGTTAATAGTATTGGCTGTTGCTGTTAGCTTGGCATTAGTATTTGCGCCTGCGCCAATTGCTACAAAATTGCCGTTGATAAAAAAAGTTTGACCAGTAGTTAATGTAGTATTAACTGCTGTGCCGGAAACAGTAGCCCAGCTGGCTTTCCATTCTGGACTGCCGACTAGCACCCAGTCGCCTGCTGCGATTAGTGTGTTGCCTGAGTATGTGCCGCCTGGCGACTTATACCAAATTCTTGCTGGTTCTTTATCACCGAAACTACCTACAGATTTTGTTGTATATGTACCATCGTCGCCGATGGTCTCAAACACTACAGCATAATCTCCTATTGCACCAACTGATGACTTAGGTCCATTGCTGTCAATTTGATCAACTTCGTCATTGGTAAACACTAAAGGTACTTTGTTTGTAAACTTTTGACCGCCTGTCACTGTTGCGGCCGCGCCGTTCCATTCTTGGATACCCCAGGTAGTTGCTTGAGTATCTACCCACCATTTTCCATCTGCTGGTTCTGCTCCCGGGGCTGCTGATGCACCTTCTAATTCGTCGAGATCGATATTGGCTCTTACAATGAACGCTGAATTCGAAGCTCCTAAGTAGCTGTATGCAGTAAGCAGTCCGTATTCGTTTCTCTCAGAGCCGTGTATTGGTGCAGAACTTGCTGTCTTTTCAAAGAAAGGTACACCAAAATTTTCAACTAGATCTCTCTGACTAGTTACTTTAAATGCTTTTCCTGCATTTGCTTGTGTTGTTGCAGCAGCGGTGGCTGTCCCAGCTGCATTTGATTTATTCTCGGCCGTCGCAATTACGATCAACGGAGTTGTGCCTGGTTCTGCAGGTGTGTAAAAACTCTCGTCGATAACTGTAACTTGTACGCCTGGTGATGTTAGTGCCATTCGAATATCTCCTGGGGTTAATCTTATGTCAAAGTATTTAGCACCTTTTTATAATTTTGGCCGGTTTGAGTCAGATAAAAAGGGGCAAAAAAGGTGTAAATATTTCTATGAGACCGTTATGTAAGTGTGGATATAGACCTCGAGCCGTTAACTATAAAAAAGACGGTAAAGTCTATTACCGAAGTCTGTGCGAGATATGCCTGTCCCACGGAGTATATCATGGTATCCCGAGGTGGTTTAGATCAGGCTATAAAATGAAGCAGCAATGTGAAAAGTGCGGTTTTAAATCACCGCACAGAGAAGTATTTAGAGTATTTCACATCGATGGCAATCTGGATAACTGCCGTTACAGCAATTTAAAAACTGTCTGTTGTAACTGTGCTCAGATCCTTGGCAAGGAGGGAATAACTTGGCGCCAGGGTGATCTCATTGCTGACAATTAATTTTGCCTGATTATATAGGTCATCTATAGTACCATTATTATCTATCAAATGGTCGAACTCTGTGCCGACCCAGGCCGTTTCGCTAGCGTGAATTTTACGCATCTTGAGTTCTTGGACTGCCCAATTATAACCTTGATTCGCAGCGATAGCAACATCATACCACTCGGGCAGATCTCCTCTTTGTACCCAAACAATTTGTCCGCCGGCATTGCGAATACTGACAATTTCGTTAGGGAACCGACAGTCGGAAATTACTACATGATCTTTACTATTGCGGAGTTTATTTTCTAAACTAGCGATCCAGATATCGTCGTGAAAACCTTTACGACAGACTTCTGTACCCCAATATTGTAGTACCCACCTAGGAGTCAGTGTAGGCATATCTAGACGTTCTGCCCACCACGGGTCTACTTGTTCTCGCCACTCTCGGGCCTCCTTAGTACGCCCTTCTAACAGCGTCCGGTCCCATCCAAACACCGCGCTTACAGCATCTTTGAGAGTGCTGGCAAATGACTCGCGTCTAAATTCGTGAAAGTTAACTAGATAGTCAGCGACTGTGTCTTTGCCGCTGCCAATAAATCCGCAAATACCTATGATCATAATGTCCTCCGATTAAAGACATTATAGCAGGTATACTCCGTTAAGGTCAACCGATGATAAATGTGTAGCCAGATCCGCCTGGAACTAACTTCATTAGATCGTCTACGAGTTTTTCCATTTCGGTTTGAGCTTCACCGATCAATGCTGTACCGTTAAGTTGTGTGCCACCCTGTGGTCCAGCTATCTGTCCAAACTTACTGCGGGCCTGGCCGAGCATCATTTTACAATTAGCCAATGAATAATCTTTGACCCATTGTCCGGCATATACGTCTTGTATTATAGTAGTATCCGGTTTGGTATTGTAAGCCTGAATCATTACACTTTCTTCTGTTCTAGGACGTTGATGTATTACTAATTTTCTGCTTTCAGGTTGCCACGTAAAATTAATAAAACTACCAAACATTTTTCCTACCAGTTCTTGATATCCTGAGAACAGTTCATAGGTTAATAGTCCGCCCATATTAGTTGAGCTCAATAGATATGTATTTGAATAGGCAAGATTGAATGGCTCGAACACTGTTCCACCTGTTCCCCCGCCTGTCCGGGAACCTACACTTCTACGGAAAATCTGTCTAATCTGTTGTATTTCTTGGGGTAAGGTATACTCGTTTACATCGGGTTGTAAGTTTAAAAATATGTACGATTCTTCTACAGAATTATCGCTACGTTGTCTAAAAACAGATAAAGCTCTGTTTAGCGCAGTTTCATAATGAATAGGATCTAACTCAACATCAACCATGCCGTCGCCTAGCATAGTTCTGCAGTAATCGTAGACACCTTGTTTGATCTGGTTAGTTTGGCTCATACAACTATTTATCGTAGCGGTAAATATAAGACTATGCCAAGACTCTCGCTTTATCGCCCAGAAAAGGGCAACGACTATAAGTTTATCGACAAAAATATCTGGGAAATGTTCCAGGTTGGCGGTACTGACGTTTTTGTTCACAAATACATAGGTCCAGGAACCCCGGCTGAAGATACTCCGACTACACCGGATTATGCTAATACCAGTGTGAGTAATATACAGGATTTGCTTTTTTTAGAAAATAGAGATAGAAAATACGATCCCGATATCTATGTCCTTAGAGGGGTCTATAATATACAAGACACTGATTTTAATCTTAGTCAGTTTGGATTATTTCTACAGAATGATACGATTTTTATAAGTTTTCACATCAATGATACTGTTGAAAAAATAGGCAGAAAATTGATAGCAGGCGATGTTATAGAGTTACCGCATCTAAAGGACCAATTTGCACTAAACGATTTTCAATTCTCCCTTAAAAGATTTTATGTGATTGAAGAAATTTCAAGAGCTGCTGAAGGGTTCTCAGTAACTTGGTATCCACATCTCTATCGTGCTAAATGTAAGCCGTTAGTTGATAGTCAAGAATTCAAAGAAATATTAGATGGATTAGCCGGCGAAGGCAGTGATCAAACGCTCAGAGACATAATGAGTACCTATGAAAAAGAAATGCAGATCACTCAGGCAGTTCTTGATCAGGCAGAATCAGATGCTCCTCGCAGCGGATATGATACTAGCAAATATTATCATATACAGAAAAATAATGATGGCCGCACTGAATTGGTCAGCGTAGATACCACACAAATAGATGCGTCTAGAGAAACACAGGCCACAGATGAATACGGCAATCTTGTGTTTGATGAAAATGGAGATCCGATTTATGTAGGAGCCACTGCGTCGACATCGATACAGAGTCCTACCAGCGAAGGTTATGACAGTTACTTGTTGGGAGACGGACTGCCTCCAAATGGGGCTCCTTTCTCTGCAGGTGCAGGATTTCCTGCGAATCCTGTCGAAGGACAATTTTGTTTAAGATTAGATTTTATGCCTAAACGTTTGTTTAGATTCAGTGGTACTAGATGGATTAAATTTGAAGATCAGGTTAGAATGACAATGAGTAACCTCGGCCCAGACGACGTACAAGAAAGCGGTGATATGTTTGAAGGCAAGGAAGCTAGATATACACAAAAAACTGGTTTTATTAATAATCAAAAAACTGATGTTATCAATGGTAAAACAGTTAAAGAAAAACAGAGCCTTAGTAAAGCTCTAAGACCCAAGGCAGATTCATAATGGATTACTTCTACGACGGACAGATAAGAAGATATGTCACGCAGTTCATGCGTGTGTTCATAGGATTCAAATATAAAACAGGAGGATCGGTTCCTGAGGAAAGACACATTCCTGTGATGTACGGAGACATGACCAGACAGGTAGCTGGAATTATCAAAGACAATTCTGAAAATAAAATGTCTACGGTTCCAAAGGTCGCTTGTTATATTTCGGGGCTTGAGTTAGATACATCACGATTAGCAGATCCAACTTTTATTAGCAAAGTCCAGATCAGAGAACGATCTTATGAATTTGATAACACGGGAGATCCTGTGTATAGTGGTAATCAAGGTGGGGGCTATACCGTAGAAAGACTCATGCCGACTCCGTTTAAACTTACTATGAAGTGCGACATATGGACATCTAACACTGATCAAAAATTACAGATACTAGAACAGATTTTAGTGCTGTTTAATCCTAGTTTAGAAATACAGACCACTGATAATTATCTAGATTGGACTAGTTTAAGTGTTATCTATATCAATAATATTAATTTCAGTTCGAGGACTATACCTCAGGGAGCAGAGTCAGAAATAGATATCTGTACTTTAGAATTTGAAATGCCTGTATGGATCACTCCGCCTGCTAAGGTCAAGAGATTGGGCATAGTAAGGTCTGTGATCTCTAATGTGTTTTCTGAAAACGGCGATGTTCTTAATCTCAACGACCTTTCATTTAATTTAGGTAATAGAGGCACAGACAATTCTGTACGCAGAACTAACGATAATTACAGCGTACTTCTACTGAGCGCAAACAATCCTAGCATACCTAACTTATATAACGTTTCTATTTTAGATGTAGATCAAATAGCCAATGTGCTACGGATACCTCTTACAAATAAATTTGGTAAGGATATAAATTGGGAAGTTATATTTGAGCAGCAAGGTGGCTATATAGCGGGATTAAGTAAAATACATTTTTTACAGCCTAGCGGTTACGAAGTTACTGGTACCTTTACAGTAAATGCCATAGATCCTAACTACCTGTCAGTTACCATTGACAGAGATACTGTACCGTCCAATACTTTAGATGCGTTAACTGCCATAATAGATCCTTACAATTTTAATCCTAAAAAGACATTCAATGGTATAGCTAATATACCTGTAGGCACTAGATATTTGATGTTAGACGCTGTGAACAGCAGTGTAAACAGGGGACAGTCTGGCTATGACGGTCCTGATGCTTGGAAAAATCTAGACAGTTCTGATCCCGAAATCTTAGAAAATTCAATCATAGAATGGAACGGTGACGAGTGGGTCACTGTTTTTACTCCAACCGAACAAAATGAAAATAATTACGTAACCAATTTGACCACAGGCATCCAGTATAAGTGGGATGGTCAACAATGGTTAAAGAGCTTCGAAGGCGAATATACTGCCGGGTTCTGGAGATTCGATCTAGATGCATAATAAGTATGAGTATGCAACAGAGAGCAGGACTATTATTTCTAGCCAAGAACACAGGTCGTATATTGTTAATAGACGAAGATTCTCGCTGGACAGTTCCTACTTTTGGTCGTAAATCAAATCTTTTAGAAGACTCTCAAGACTTGATTTCTGATTACAGTGATGGTAGATTAATACCTATAGAGTTGTATCTCAGCGAAGATCGAGGTTTTGAATATGGAACATATGTTTGCTTAGTTGATCAAGAGTTCCTTACCACTGCCGCTCCCACGCTGTGCTGGGCACAGTTAGACCACTTGCCTAAGAATTTGCATAATGGTTTGAAAACCACATTAAATAATCAAATTATAAGAACTAAAATAGAAACTATATTGGAGTTAGACGATGCTGTCACTGTTAAAAAATGAAAGATTTCAATCAGAGTACCGCGGATGGAAGACTAAGATCGACGGTATTGAAGATAACGGTATCAAAACGGAATTACAGGAATTGTTAAACAAGTTGGTCAACGAAGTAAGAAGACTAGATAACCAACATCAAGAACTTGCAACGTCCCATCATATGCCCGTGGGAGTCAATGAGATCAAATCTAATATCACAGAAATTAGGAAGAAAATTCTCAAAAAATTGAGAGATTATTCTTCCTAAAACAATTAAGCCTGAGCTTCACCCCAACGTAAAATTAGGTTAACATTAGTAGCAGATCCGCTGACCTTGTAAACGTTGATAGCCAATGTATCAGGACCATTAGGGAACGTACCTCTACCGCCGATAGCAGTGGTTCCTAATTCTTTCAATTGTGACAGATCTAGCACATCGGTAGCTCCGGGATTACTGATGAATGAAAATACCTGTTCGCCTGGCAGGGCATACGCAGCACCAAATTGGAATGTTACTGTTCCCGCTGCAGACGCAGTAGACGATAAAGTTTGACTGAAGTTAACTCTATAAACTGTAGTGGCGCCTAAGCTTCTTGCAGTGATACCAGTGACTGTTGTACCGGCTGGAAACTTAGTATCAGTAGTAGCTACTCGAGTGCTCAATGCTGCTCCAGATGCTTCCCAGCTTGTACTGGTAAAGAATACATAGTTTGAACCGCTGTAGCTGGCCGCAGTTTGGAAAGCGGTTATGGTCATACTTTGAGTTCCTGCTCCGCTTGGACTATCGCTCGATCCGCTGCTGCTGAGACTCAACAACGAATACGTGGTGCTGGATGTTTTAAAGTATGCAGTAGTGATACTGTTAATAGTTCTAGCACTGGACATATATGTAGCATTGCTCACAGTGTCGTTGATAGCTAATCCCGAACTGGTCACTGCTGAATCAGCAATCAATATCGAGCTCCTGCTAGTCCTGATCGCTCTGTTATATTCAGCTGCGATAGAACTAGTCACTGTAAAAGTCACATCTGTATTGCTAGATGAAGATGTTTGAATATCTTCATCGAAGACGATTCTGGTATAATTTGTTCCGCTAACTGTGACATAATTTCGCTGTATCTGAGAAATATTCGTGTTATTTCTAAATGCTCCGCTGCTGGCATTGCTTAATTCATCTCCTACTGCGATCGTAGTGCCTGCAGCATCGAAATCGGTAGTTCTTACAAATAGCTCTCTTCTGGAGTCGCTAGAACCATTATCTATAGCAAGGTTGTTACTGAAAGCGCCTCTGCTTTGATAAGGATTGTTTGGTGCTACGTCCGGATCCCACCAACGTGCAGTCAATGTTTGAGTTATCGCATTAAATGACACAGCGTTGGCTGTGGTAGTTAGGGCTCCTTGTACTGTAGCAGTACTGGTAGTCGAGCTTGCTCCCCAGTCTACTGAACCACCTAGGGCGACCTGTGCAAAACTAGGTTGTCCACCGGCGGCTGCTGCCTGTAGACCGTTCCAGGTAATTTTACTTGGGTCGATTGGATAATTTGTTGGATTCAAAATACCCTCAACAACAATCGCGCCGCCGCCTGAGACAGTGTCGGAAGTGATAGATAACTGTGACAGTAATAATTGTGCTCGATTTAATAGTTCTCTTTCTCCTAGATCACCGACTACAGCATTGCTAACGCTGGGAGCCAATCTAATGAAGAATGCGGTCTTTTTATCTAGAGTAGCTGAAACTCCCGTAGCAGCGTAGTTAAAAATGTATCCTCGATCAGAATCAAAGTTTCCATCTATTAGATAAGCGGAACCCCAGTGGCTGATAATTGGACTGGTTGTACAGGAAACCAAAACAGCTCCTGCTCGACTATCGTGTGCTGCTGCATCACCTGCTGTGTAAGTTCGTACCGCGCCTGCAGCATAATTTGTTAAGCTGGCCGAACGTGTACATCCAGTTAGATAATTTTGACTAACACTCCTGCCGCTGAAACTGATAAGTTCGTTATCCACATACACAGTTCCGCTGTTAGGAAAATCTGATACATCATCTAGTTCTAGAAAATTTTGCTCATCGCTGATGGATGCTGCTAATCTAGATCTTGCGCTTTCGTTTAAAACTTCATATCTCACTGGTCCGTTACCAGTTCTCATATAAGCTTCTGAGTTTAAGTTATTACCTTTTAATCTATGACAGAATACATAATCGCCGTTTGGTCCTCTTAGCATCCAGTCAATAAATCCAGCACCGTACCAGCTGAACTGTATACCAATCATCTGCATCTTTGTAACATCAATGTTATATCCCGAAGGTCCAGTACCGTCGCATTTATCTAGGTTCCATTGTGATTGAGGAATGATTAGGTCTTGGACCTTACAAACTTTTACACCTGATATATTACTAACTCCTCTGAAATCAGGAGTCACATACATACTGGTATTAGAATCAATCTTAGAAACAACGTGTGTCATTCCTCTAATAACGATCCTATCGCCTTCTTGTAATTGGTCTCTAAATCTACTGTTAGTTCCTGTTACCGTGTTACTGTTAGAATTGATAGCTATAGTTCCGGCAATTTGGAAAGTGCTGGTTCTCCTTCCTACGGATAATTGATTTCCGTCGTATTGGAAGAAGATCCCGTTCTGATCGTCAAACGGTCCCGACCTAACCACTGCTCCGTGCCAGTTAAGCAGAGACATCTGGCATTGAGATCCGATAGTTGCAGTGGTGCTGCCTAGCTGTGTTAAGGCTGTGACTCTAAATGTTCTTTCATCTTCGATTTCCGTTACGGTGTAATCTCCGTTATAACCTGTTGTTTGAAGCCCGCTTAGTCTAACTCTTGCACCTGCCTGCACACCGTGATCCACATCGTCGGTGACCACAGTGATTATTGCTCCTTGAGCTGTGCTGGCTGCGGTAACTGACCTTAGATCGTAGCTAGGTGCAAACAATGCACCGGTGTTGTACATAGCTCCTTTACCAGACTGGTATCGTATGTATTTTTTACTCTGACGTATTGCCTGTCCGCCGTGCTGGGGACCTCCTGTGCCTAATTGAACACCACCGTCAAACGGTCTATGAGTAAAGAATGTATCTGGTCTTACATACACTGTTCCTAATACTGGTGTTGATGTACTTACAGTACCCGGAGCTCTACAGGTATATTGTATGCTGGTCAAACTGGGGATGGCTTCTACTGAGAAAGGGCCCGCAGCCAGTTGATGATTGGTTCCAGCACTTGAAATAGCAACGTTTATAGAATTTCCTGGAACTAATCCGTGATTAGAAGCGAAATCTATTTGTATAATAGCGATGGCGCTGTATGTAATAGAGCTGCTTGCATTGACATTAGCGGTAGTATTTGCCGATATAGTAATAGTATTGTAAATAGGAATTTGATCACCTCTGGCCGCAGTTCCTGATACGCTTACTCCTGCTAGTTCGGTTCCGCTGACTGAAGTCACTGTAATAAAGACATCGTTAGTAGGCGAAGTACCTTCAAAGTTTGTTCCTGCTACTTTATATCTATTTCCTACGTAATATTTGCTAGATCCTGTAGTTGGGAAGGTAGAACATTCATAACTGCCGGCTGCTCGATCGATAGTGAAATTTCCGCCGCCTGTGCCTCTGGCTCCTGTGCTAAATGCTTCGATATCTGTAAAAGAAGCAGTACCTGTGCCCGTGCCTTGGATGATCGTTACCGCAGTTACAGCACCAACAGACACAGTGTCAACGTTGAGATATAGATCGTTGGTAGGCGAAGTGCCACCTAGATTATCTCCTGTGATCAACAGAGTATCGCCTTGTTGCCAATCTGTTCCGCCACCAGACCCGCCGATACCGCCCACAGAGTAAGTGCCGGCAGTGACATTAATATTTAGAAAGCAATTAGATCCAGATGGTGTCACAGTTGATAAACTTCCAGTATAACTACTTTCGTCTCCGGTATGTCCTACGGTCACAGAACCGCTAAGATTGAGTGTGGTTCCAACTATTGAAGTGATTTCTCTTAATAGATTAGTCGCTGCTTCATTACCTACGGCCATTCCAGCTTCTAAACCTAACGTATCAATAACGTCAATGGCTGTGGCACCTGGAGAGTATGTAGTTCTTACAAATTTATAATCTTGAATACCGTCACTGTTGATATCTCCAAAAATACCAGTTACCTGTGTACCTGTGGCTATTCCTGTTCCGGATAACGGAGATCCGACCGGCGGAGGAGTGCCTACATATGACAGTGTATTGCCGCCGCTTTCTGTTCTCAACGCTGCTGTGGTCAGTGTTCCGCTAGATCCATTTGATGCTACTGAGATAGAAGCTGTACCTACTGATGCACCTGAATAAAATCCTGCTTGGCGAAGCTGACTGTTTGATGTGGCCAATACCTGACCCGACGATGTTCCTACTTTGGCTTTAGCGTAGTATCTAAAAACTGCTGTAGATGGTACATCAAAAATTAAAAAAGTTCCTTCTGCTCTGGCAAATCCTGTGATCGATGACGAAAGAGCTCTAAGGGTAATTGGTGTTCCTGCAGTTAAGCCATGACTAGATTGAGTAGTAACAGATATTAAACTGGCACCAACTCCGCTGGTTGGGGTGCTGGCATCTGTGGTAATGTTACTGACCGGAATATCCGAAGCACTTAATTCGTAGGTTGACGGATACCCGCGTTGTGTACCAATCGCTTGCCACTTAGTAGGTTGTAGACCGTATTCAAAGTCAGCATCAAGCATGGCCTGAGGTTGTGCCACACGCATACGTTCGATAGCATCTGTGCCAAAATCATACGGTCTTACTTTAAGTTCTGTATTTTCTAAAAATACCTGAATGCTGTCTGTAGACGACATCGAACTGGTATCGTTTTTGAATTTAATTACTGTAACACCGTTGTTTACCGATAGTGCGTTCGGATACGCATCTGAATTACCTTCAGTAAATGTTACAGTTGCACCTTTAGTTGGTTCAGCAAAGTTGTAGATTACGACGTTATCTGTGACGTTTGATATCAACAATAGATCTTCTAATTCTATCTTACCTAAAACTTCAACTCTACCCACTGCTACTTCTTCTTCAGGTAAAGAACTCAAACCGTTTTGTATAACACTGATAATGTAACCTAATAATTCTTCAACTCGGTCAGCTGGTCCCGATTCTGTGGCTAGATCGTTATCGATTACCTGTATTTCTATATCTTGCTCTGGATTGGCATCTAATTGATTTTCTAAAATATAGAGCATTATGAGATCTTGTGCGAATTCATAAGCATCATATTCAGGAAATCTAGTTCCGTCGATTTGAGGAATGTCTCCATCCCAATACTGGCTGGCTACGAATCTAATTTCTTCGTTGCCGCCATATCTTAAATCGTGCAGTAATGCATCTATGACATACCCGGTATCTCTTTCACATTTGACTTGATCGTATACATAACCAGTATATCCAACAGCAGTGGTAACGATGGTGGTTCTAGCAGAGTCGATAGCTGTTTTAGCACTTTGTAATCCTGCTGCTGCCCAGGTAACATCTGGCAGTGTTCTTCCATAACCTGCTAGTACAGCCAGTGCTGCTGCTTGGTTAGCTGCATTGATTACATCTGCTGTGATCTGCACTAGGTTTTCTAATATTGTCGCTTCACCTGCATCGGCATTTGATCCAGATGTGTTTTGAGTCAGTGCATTGCCTGTGCTGACTGTTACTGTATCTCCTCTTGCTACTTGGCCTACGATTGTTTTTAATCTTCCGTAGGCTGCTACTGTTGCTACTTGGTGCGTTGGATCAATACCTGGGCCGCCAGCAGCGAATCCGTAGAAGAAAAATTTAGCCTGATCATAAGTAGCACTGTTTCCGCCATAGAGTATATCATAGCATAGAGCATTGACAGCGTATTTTACATCTCGAGTACACTTAGCAACGTCGTGGTCAGCAGCTGGATAGTTTACTGCTACCCAAGCGTTTACTTCGGCAGCTAAGAAATTTATATTTGCAACTAATCTATCTTTAGCAGCTACTTCGCTGGCAGTGGATCCTGATGTGGGTGTTGTAAAGGTTATTGCATCTGCAGAATTTCTTCCGTTAGTAGCTATATCTATAACTTCATTGAAAAAAGAATTTACTCTAGTTACTGCTGTAGCATTTGATGCTACTGAACTTATGGTTAAAATATAATTTCTTGCTCTGTTAATCGTTCTTACTACAGTCTCTGAAATATCAACAGAGTTATATTCAGCAAGACCCTGGAAAACAGAATTATAATTTGTTCCTAACGTTAGATCAAAACCAACAGCATCTACTAGATATTCGATGTCTCTTTCACATTTTTCAGCACTGTCTACTTGATTGTCTATAAATGCAACGATTTCTTTGATAATGAATTGTCGATTCTGATTAATTAAACTCCAACCTTCTGGATAAAGGTTAGCGTCTAAGCTTACACCGGGTGTAAAAACATAATTTTTTACGAGTTTCTTTGCCATTTGTTTTCCTTAAACTCCGAACGCTATTGAATAAGCTAAAACTGCTGCATCTACATAAGACTTTGTTGTAAGATGAGATGCTACTGTAGGGGATGCTGCGCTGCTGACTGTTCCTGTGACATTCACAGTTCCGCCAATACCCACTCCTCCTGCTACTACAACAGCACCTGTTGTAGCAGAACTTGAAGTAGTTGATGCAGTAAATTTATTTGTGGCACCACCTACATTTATCTGTCCTTGTATGCCCACACCGCCAGTAATTTTTACAGCGCCGGTGGTAGTTGTCGTCGACACTGTGTTGTTAGTAAATGTTACAACACCAGCACCTATTAAAGTAGGAATATTTACTGTGGTTGTAGCAACATTGAAAGTAAAGCTGCCGTCGCCGCCGAACGATCCGCTGTCATTAAATTGAATATGAGTATTTGACCCGCCCGGAGGAGTTGAGCCGCCTGCGCCACCACTGGCACTGGCCCAGCTTAACACTCCTGCGCCATTGGTTCTTAAAAACTGTCCAGAATCACCGTCTGTGGCAGGCAGTGTCCAAATAAGATTTGATCCAATGGTCGCAGGGGATTTAAATCCTACATAATTGCTGTTATCTTCATCATAAAATCTTAATTCAGATCTTGTTCTTAACGATAAAAATTCATCTTCTACGGCTAAATGACCTCCTATGTAAAGATCATCTAAAATACCAACACCACCTGATACCCTTAAAGCACCTGTTATAGAACTTGTACTAACAGTTGTTGCTGTGATCAATATAGGGTTAGGTACAGTTCCGCCGCTGAATCCGCTGAACGACAACGGTTCCCATCTATTGTTAGCAGTGCTCCAGGCTAATACCTGTGCATTTGTTGGATTCGTTACAACGACATCGCCTAGGCCGTCTAAGTTATGATTAGCAATAGTACTGACTTGACCGGTAACATTCCCAGTGACATTTCCCTGTAAGTTACCAGTGACATTTCCCTGTAAGTTACCAGTAAACCCTGTACTTGCAGAAACAGTAGTCACTGACAGTGCTGTGATATTAGCCAGTTCCCAAGATGTGCCGTTCCACTTCCAAGTGGTCGCGCCATCGGTGTGGGTTTGATTTAATGTAGGGCTGCTGGGAAAATTAATGGCTGCTACGCCTGAGGCCGCTGATCCAAAATAGAAAGATGGGGATTGCACCCATTGAGAACTAGATCCGTCATTGTAATAAACGAATAGTTTTCCGTTGGCTGTGTTAAACCATAAATTTCCGGGTTTTACATTTGTGCTAGGTGGGGTCAGTCCCGGAGTAGCTCCCAGTGACCCTTCGACATTATCGAGGTCGGCTCGTAACAAAGCTATACCGCCAGCTAGATCTCCGGAATAAATCCTAACGGTTCCAGTTTCACTGTCGTATAGAATTTCTCCTCTAGATCCTACTTTTCTATCTAGAAAATCTGTGCCGTAGGGCGTTAATCTTAGGATGTCAATCGATTGCATAGTCTTATTTATCAGATGATATTAATTCAATTTTTCGAGATCCATAAATATTCGACTATGTCCAAATCATCGAAAACGATTAAAATTTATGATAAAAATTCAGACAGTATAAATCCTATTTTTGTCAAAGGGAACAGAATCGTAATTAAAAAATATCAGCACATTTTAGATAAAATCAAGGAAGATTTTAACAAAACCAAGGAACTCAAAAAGCTTTGGCTAGAAGAATTTAACGCTAAATTGGTTACAGATCGTAGTACCAACAAATGGCGAGAAATTAAATTCGGGGATATAAAAGATAAGACGATATTTCTTTTTAGGATTATTGATTAGGGTCTACCCAGATCTGCTTGCTTTCTAGAGTCACTCCGAGATCTTTGCATCTGTTGATCACTTGATCTACAGCATCGGGTCCAAAAAATTTTTCTATACCATTTTGCATATCCATGAACAGGTTATATGTAATTATATAAAATTCTGTATGAGGATGCCACGCAGCATACACTCCTAGATTCCCTTCTTCAAAATGCAACTCTTCCCAGATATCTATATCATCGATAGTCGGAGTCCTGGTATCTTTCCAGGGTTCGGAAACGGGCAGTGATTTTATCTGAGGATCAAATATACCGCTATGCCAGGGAGAATTTAAAATATTTTCAAATCTTTTAAATCTCATTTATATGATAATTTTTGCAGGAACTGGTGTCGGTGTTGATTGATACAACCAAAGCTCGCTGTCGTCTACCCAGATTTTATGAGTTTCTAAAACCATATTAAAATCTCTAGCACGTTTTAAAACTTTTTGTTGAGCGCCTGGACCGTAATAGGTTTCTATTTTTCTTTGATTGACATACTCTTCTGGACGTTTAGGATACCATCCTGTGGTGATCATATAAAACTCTGCGTACGGAGACCAAGAGACGTAAACTCCAAGCCCGCCAGACGATTCATGTAAAACTTCCCAAATATCAACATCTTCTATCTGCATCTCCCTATCATAGGTCCACTGGGTCTGTGGAGGGAAAGTCGGTCGATCAGAATCGTAGATATTGCGATTATGTAATTCGTCGTAATCTGGGCGTTGAAGTATCGTATAGGTCGTTTTAAATTGTGCCATATTAAGGGAAAGTATATCTAACGATGATCACTCCAGGACTTCCATTGCCACCAACAGGTCCCGGTGCTGCACCACCACCACCACCGCCACCACCTCGGTTATCTCCACCGGCTTGAGGTGCTGGCTGACCTGCGTTGCTCTGCGGAGAGGATGGTCCGCCACCAATACCTCCCACGCTAGAGCCACCTGATCCGCCTTGCGGGCC